AACAAAAGGCCCGCTCATCAACAAGTTCCGAGCCCGAACAATTGCCAGAACAGAGACGCACAACGCCGCTGGCCATGCCTCTCAGCTCATGGCCGAGAGCACAGAATTCGCTCAACAAACCGTTAAAGAGTGGCTCGCCGCGATGGCCGGACCGCCACGAGAGACACATAGAGTAGCGAATGGCCAACGGAGACCGCTAGACGAGATGTTCCAGGTTGGAGGAGCGCAGCTCATGCGCCCCGGTGACTCGAACGGTATAGGAGATCTTGCTCGTGAGATTATTAACTGTAAGTGCACATGCGCTTATGAACCTGCTGACGACAATGGTCCTCTGCCTGCGGTCGGGCGTGGTGGGGTGGAATTGGAGGGGATTCCTGGAGAAACACCTGAGCAACGTAGGAGTCGACTCAAGGCCCAGCGAGCAAGGGTCCGTCGAGCAAAGAAAGTCAGTGGTGGAGTAAAGATTACCACAGAGGCTATTAAGAAAGAGGTTCGTCGGTACGAGCGTCGGATTGCGAAGCCTAACATCCAGCCTAAGCGCTTCAAGCCCAAGACTGTGGTCGACGAAGGAGTCACAAAGATCGTTTTTGATGATGCGCCCGAGCTCCGTGCTAGGATAATCGGTGTTGATCTTGGAAGCGTTGCTGGAGACGGTTTCAGGAAATCACTCGAGCGTGGCTTCGAACGGCTGGGATCCAAGACTCGAAACCTTCTTGGGAAGTCGAATGTGAACTATCGCTTCGGTGAGACTTTTCGGAAAGCAGATACCGCTGTGGGCGGGGCACCACGCGGTTGGGGCAATGCTGATTGGGATGAGGTTGGGGGTGCGTATAGCTTCCATCGGAAGCAGATTGTCATGTCTCGAACCACCAAAGTTTTCAAAGAAGTTTACGGTAAGGTGTCAAGCCGAGAGCTTCTAGATACGCTTTTCCACGAGACTGGCCATGCATTGGATCAGGTGATGGGTAGTGGTGGACTTGGTGGAGCCATATCGTCGCGGGTTGAGTTTCGCAAAGCATATGAGGCGGGCTTCAGTCGAGTTCGTCTGGGACTGGCAAGTGATGTTCGTGCGACTCGAAGGCAGGCCAAGAGCATGAGTTACTTCATGCAATCCGGTGCTGCTGGACCGCAAGAGGTTTTTGCAGAGGGCTACTCAATTGTTCGAAGTGCTGGAACGGCTCGAAGAAAAGCGTTTCAAGAGTTTTTCCCAGAAGCTCTCGAGTATATAGAGAAGACGGCTCGAGCCACTGGGTTGGAGATCTAGATGGCATTCGCACACATCGTAGAACAGAAGAAAAACAAAGTCCACCTCATATTTGGTTTTACCGGGGGTGGTTACATCTCCGATGGCAGGAAGACTGTCCGTAAGGGGCAGAGATTCCAAGGCTATACTTTCGCGGAGCTAAAACGGCATCCGCTTGGCAAGATTCGAGTTCCCAAGCCCACATAGGAGAAAGGCATGGAGTTCAAAACGCAACAACTACCCGCTTCGAATGTCGAAGAAGACGGTACTTTCTCGGGGCATGGCTCTGTCTTCGAGATCGTCCACCCGTCGTCCAATTTCGCCTTTGACCTGGACGTCGTTCACAAGGGTGCTTTCACGGGGACTCTGAAGGAGCACGACAAAGCCAATCGTCCTGTGAAGATGTTGTATCGGCATCGCGATCCACTGGGCGTCTACGAAGAGGTGAGCGAAGATGACATTGGCTTGTTCGTCAAGGGCAAGCCCAATGATACCATGCTCGGCCGCGACGCCATTGTGGATATGCGCTCTCGTGTCCTCGACGGTCTGAGCATTGGCTTCGATCCCATCAAGTTCGACATCGAAGAGGATAAGGAGCGTGGCCTCATTCGCCACCTCCGTGAAATTGACCTCGGTGAAGTCTCGCCTGTGATCTGGGGGGCAAATCCGAAAGCCCTCATCGAAGAGGTCAAGGAGCTGGACGTCACCGGTATCACAGATGTTCGCGGATTCGAGCGATTCCTGCGAGAGGCAGGATGGTCTCGAATGCAAGCCAAAGCGCTTGCGTCCCGTGGATTCCCTGGGCTGGCAACTGGTCATCGAGATGATGATCCGGAAGGGGCCAAGGGGCTGGTTGGATCGCTAAAGGGGCTTTCCGACCTCTTCCGAACTTAGGAGAAAACAATGGACACAGCAGCGATCAAAGTCGAGATTGAAAAGGTCGCCTCGTCCTTCGAGGAGTTCAAGGCCCAGCACAAGAGGGAAATGACGGAGCTCAGGGAGAAGGGCTTCATCACGGCTGAGCAGAAGGAGCACCTCGAACGGCTCGAGACGGTCATGACAGCGGCCACCGAGATGAAGGAGCGCCTCGAGCGAGTCGAGACGGCCCTCAATCGGACGGCTGTGGATCCCGAGAAGAAGGACTTGACCCCCGAACAGGTCGAGTACTCCGAGTGCATGGAACGGTACATGCGCCACGGTCATCGGGAAGACGAACTCAAGCTCCGGGGCTTGGAACAGAAGGCGGTGAGCATTGGTTCGGACCCGGCGGGTGGGTACTGGGTTCAACCCCAGCGCTCGAGCCGGATCATCGAGCAGATGTTCGAGACCAGCCCGATTCGTGGGATTGCGACGGTCGAGTCGATCTCCAACACGAACGAGTTGATCCTCGCCATCGACCGCGATGACGTGACCGCAACCTGGGCCGGGGAGCAGACCGCACGCGCCGAGACGACAACCCCAACGGTTGGGGAGAAGTCGATTCGGGCCTACGAGCTCTACGCCAAGCCGAAGGCTTCGCAGCAGGCGCTCGAAGACATGCAGCGGAACCCGGAGCAATGGTTGGCCGGCAAGGTGGCGTCGAAGTTCGGGCGTGCCGAGAACACGGCATTCGTCACGGGCAACGGCACCGTCCAGCCTCGGGGCCTTCTCACCCAGACCTTGACCCAGCAGTCTGTCCTCACGACCCAGGTGGCGTGGGGCGCAATCGGCTGGACCAAGACTGGCGTGAACGGGGCCTTCTCGGCGACGGATCCGGCCGATATCCTCCTGGACATGATCACGATGCTCAAGGTCGGGTATCTCCAGGGGGCTTCTTGGGTGGCTGGTCGAGGTACGATCAGCACCATGCGCAAGTTCAAGAGCACGGACGACCAGTACCTTTGGCAGCCCGGGCTCACGGCTGGCGCGCCGAATACTCTCCTTGGCTACGCTGTGGTAACGGCCGAGGACGTACCGGTGATGGCGACGAACTCTTACTCTCTGCTCTTCGGGAATTTCCGGGAGGCGTACACCATCGTCGACCGACTCGGGATCAGCACCTTGCGTGACCCGTTCTCGAACAAGCCGTGGGTGGAGTTCTACACCCGGAAGCGCACCGGTGGTGACGTCGTTGACTACGAGGCCTACAAAGCCTTGAAGTTCGCGGCTTAGGGAGGAGGAGACGATGGCGAATAACCGCGACCTCCACAACACGCTCAAGTACACCTTCGTGGGATCGGCGCCCGAAGGTGCGAGCGACAACACTGCACTTGTCGGTGCGATCATTGACAACCTGGGCTTTGACGCCTTGGAGTTTTTGATCACCACCGGCGTGCTCGCCGATGCAGACGCCACGTTTGCCGTTCTTCTGGAGGATGGAGATGACTCCGGCCTCAGCGATGCGGCGGATGTGGTGGATGCTCACATGCTGGGCTCGGAGCTTATCGCCGGGTTCGATAAGGACTTGGACAGTTCCGTCCAAACCCTGGGGTACATCGGAGACAAGCGCTACGTCAGGCTGACTCTTACCCCTTCGGCCAACACGGGGCTCTGGGATGCCAGCATCGCGGCAATCCAGCGTGCCAGTCTCCGACCATCGACTCCGCCTACGTAGGCTGAGTTGATCGTTAACTGAGGGCGGGATGAGAGGGGTTGAAACCGTAATGATAACCAAGGGGGGTTACCTGCATGGGTCACCTCTCTCATCCTTGCCCGCGGAGTGACCATGACGAGACGTAAGATCTTCATGAAGAAAACCACCTTGGGGGCTGATCCGGTCTTGGTTCGGTCTTATGTAGAAGGCGAAGAGTACGTTGTCGGCAAGGATCTCGCCGATGCCTTCATCAAGGGCGGGGTGGCCAATCGGGTAAGGGCTTCGAAGAAGGAATTGGGTGAAGCGCATTCGCAATCGCCCGAGCCCGAACCCGGAGAGAACACCGAATC